AAAGACACCAAGCCTATCTCTGAATGTTGCACTAAAGGGCGGCTTGGCATATGGTCGTCAAGTTCTTATCTGGGGCAACAAGAGTGCTGGCAAGTCCTCTTTTTGTCTACAAATTATTGCAGACGCACAGAAGAATGGAAAAACATGTGCGTGGATTGATTCAGAACAGTCATATTCTCCAGAGTGGGCAGAGCGACTGGGAGTGGATTCAACAAAACTTATCTACTCTACAGCAAAAACTATTAATGATATGGTGGATATTGGAACACAACTCATTCAGTCTGGAGTAGATATTCTAGTTGTGGACTCTATCTCAGCACTACTTCCTGCCATTTATTTTGAGAAGGATGGGTCTGAACTTAAGCAATTGCAGGATACCAAGCAAATTGGTGCAGAAGCCAAAGATATGACACACGCTGTTAAGATGCTAAATTATGTTAACAATAAAACTCTTCTTATTCTAATTTCCCAACAGCGTAATCAATTCGGAACAATGCACGCTAGCCACATTCCGACAGGTGGTATGGCCGTCAAGTTCTTTTCGTCCACCATTATTAAGTTGTGGTCAAGCGAGTCTGAGGCGTCATCTATTAAGGATCGTGTAGCAGTAGGAGATAAATTAATTGAGCAGAAGGTTGGTAGGCCAGTAAACTGGACTATCGACTATAACAAGACTGGCCCACAATTTATCACTGGCTCATATGATTTTTATTTCCAAGGTGGTCACGTTGGAGTGGATCAAGTTGCGGATCTAGTTGATACTGCTGAAATGACGGGGGTAATTGAGCGCGGTGGTGCGTGGTATACAGTATTTGGTCAAAGAATCCAAGGTCGCGCAAATGTTATTGCAGCAGTTAGAGAGGATCTTGATCTATACGATAAATTAAGTGAAGAGGTGTATGGAAAAGTATGATAAACCCTAAAGACTTTTTATCATCAAACAATACTCAAGAAGATAGTGATCTTATTGACCTAGAAGGTTCTTTTTCATGTCCAGAGCAAGGATGCTATGAATTAACCACTTCAGGCAAGTTTAACGAAAGAGAAAGAGTCATAACGTGGACATGCATTAACGGGCACGCTGGTAGGGCAGGACTATGAGCGAGAGATCTGAGATAAAAAGAATTGGCGCTAAAGCCCACAAAAACTCTGGTCGTGGACAATATACTAAGTCTGACGCAACTTGGGAGAACTTCATTGTTGATGTGAAAGAGTATTCTAAGTCGTATTCAATAAGTCAGTCAACTTGGTCTAAAATTGTGACGGATACTCTGAGAACCGACAAGACTAAAGATCCCGCTCTGCTTCTAGTTCTTGGCGGCAAGACTAGACTTGCAGTAATAGAGTGGTCTAAATTAGAAGAATTGGTAGAAAATGGAAAACACGATTGATTTAATTAATTCAATATCTGAATTCAATGATGTTCATGAGTTTCTTAGTGATCCAGATATTGATGAGTGTCTTGCGATTATCGTAAAGATTATGTCCAAGCCAGACGTACCACCGACACAGGCGGTCGTTTTGATTGCAAAACTACAAGCCATGTCAGCGAAGTTTGGTATACTTGCAACATACTATTCAACATTGGCAAAGGGATCTTCTGGAACTCCAAATAATGTAAAGAAGAATATCTATTACACAATGAAGGATTCAATAGACAAACTGGTGGATAGTTTGAAATATGTAGCAAGATTTAATTTAGGATAAATATGGCAAAGAATTTAATAGCATCTTTAAGAAATAGGCCGAAGGAAACAGAATTAGATTCGACCAAACTGGTTAAGATGATTTATCAATCTTACGAATCAAATAGGCCAGAAACAGAATATAAGAAGAAGTCTTCTTTTGCTCCTAGCACGCTTGGATATGGTCATGGAACCTGCGCTAGATATTGGACTCTAGCGTTTACTGGTGGAGATTTTACTCAACATACTCCAGCCCTAAATGTGGCATCTATGGATAGCGGCACGGACGCCCACGCACGAATTCAGAAGGCCCTAGAAAAGACTGGAATTGTAAAAGAGTGTGAAAGGGAGATAAGAAACAGCGATCCGCCAGTTCGTGGGTTTGCAGATGTTATCTTAGAATATAACGGCAAAGAAATAGTTGGCGAAATAAAGACAATTAAGGATCAGTATTTTATACAAAGACAGCAGGAAATGCAGCCATCAAACAGCCACTTGTTACAAATTCTAATTTATATGAAAATAGAAAATGCAGAAGAAGGATTTCTGTTATACGAGAATAAGAACTCTAACGAATTGGTTGGCATACCAGTTGTAATGTCGGAGAAGAATAAGGAATACATTGAGTATGTTTTTGAGTGGATGCGAGAGGTATACGATGCCTGGAAAAATAACACACATCTCAAGCGCGGATACACCAAATCTACTTGGCAATGCAAGGGCTGTCCAGTAATGAATATTTGCAATGAAATGGAGCCAAAGGGAGTTAAGATCGACAATCTTAAGGTTGGCGTTGATGAATAATGAAAACTTTAAGGTTTGTGGATTCTGCGGTACAGAATTTCAAAGCAAAAAGAAAAACCAAAAATATTGTGACAATATTTGTTGTCGTGGAGCAACAAATAAAAGAATTATGCAAAGATACTATGAAAACAAGGCAAGGCTCGCTGGCGTAAAAAGATGTTGTGTCAAATGCGAAAGAGCACTTAGTAGATATAACTCTTCTAATCTATGTGGTGCTTGCGAGAAAGCGTCAAAAGACCACAATGATAACAAGATACGGGAGATGATTGATGTCATCAATAGCAAAGTTAATAAGGCCAAAAGCAAATAGAGTTCTTGGTATCGACTCGTCTACCAACTCCGTGGCTTTCTGCGTTTTTGATGGCAAGCCAGTATCTTGGGGGAAAATTAACTTTAATGGTGCATCTATTTATGATAAAATTATTGATTCACACAAAAAGGTATATGCCAGTAGATCGATTTTTGAGGTAGATTATGTTTGCATTGAGTCTGCAATTATGGTGAAGTCACAGGATGTAGCAATAAGAATGGCAATGATTGTTGGAGCAACAATATCTAGTTTGGCAGACAACAAGGACATGATTGTCACGGTTCCGCCTAGTGCATGGCAGCCATTTATTGGCAATAAAAATTTCACAAAACAAGAAAAAGAATTGTTGAGGAATCAGTTTCCTGGCAAGACAGACTCGTGGTATCGAAATAAAACTAGAGAGTTGAGGAAGCAAAGAACAATGGACTTCTTCAATAATAAGTATGGCATCACCGTCTCTGATCACGATGCTGGTGACGCTATGGGCATAGCATACTACGCATACAATAAGTTGGTGACAAATGGCTAAACTCTATCAAAGCAAGGCTTGGCTTACCAAGAGATACGTTGTTGATAAAAAGTCTCTTGAAGAAATTGCTAAAGAATGTAATGTAAGCCACCAAACTATTTACAGATATCTGGTAGAATTTTCATTAATTAGGGATCTAAGAAAGTTAGGTAAAAGATGATCGAAGTGAGCCAGGACTCTATGTATCGATACCCGCAATTTGATGCTGGCAATTCTACGGATAAGCCAGAAGGTGCAATTGTCCCACAGAATGAGACAGAGAAGAAAATTCGGGCGGTATGCGATGACATGTCAGACATGCTAATAAAGAAGAACAGAGCATATGGAAACTCAGCATTGGAGCCAGTAAGAATATTTTCTAAGTCTGACAATGTTGAACAACTAAAAGTTAGAATAGACGACAAGTTAAGTAGATTTGTACGCGGCCACGCATATCCAGGTGATAATGATATTGACGATCTGATGGGCTATCTGGTACTATTGAAGATAGCGATGAATAAGGAATAATAATGCCTATATATACATATTATTGTCCAGCCTGCGACACCGATCATGAAAAAATGATTGCCATGCAAAATAGAGATGACGCCCAGTGTGATAAGTGTGGCTACCGTATGATTAGAGGAATAGATAGGCCAGGAATGGTTTGGTCACCGACCCGCAACGGCGGGCATTCGGTTTAGGTGCTATAATGAATCTGGTGAAATAATGGCTAATAAAAAGAAGTCTGGTGTAGTTAATGCTCCATATCATTTTAATCAGCATATTTCAGTTTTCTATGAAATGAAGCACGGCAAGGATGAAATTGCGATAGGCACACCACTAAGGTTTAAATACGAGCGTGGCACTTTCAAGTTCATTAAAATGGTTCACAACGATGAAAAGAAAGTAACTTGGATAGACTGCCTAAGTCAAGATGGAATATATAGATCTTTCTACGTCTCGCAACTAAAGGGTGTGGTTAAGCCGAAGAAGAAGAGGAATAAGAAAGTTGCCTGAATTAGAGTTGGCAGATAGATGGGAAAGGATTAACAGGGTTGTTGAGGTATTTCTCAAGGGCACTACTAATCCTACACACATCGCCAGAGAGACTGGATTTAAACGCACGGAGGTTCAAGAATATCTGAACGAATGGCGTTCGGTTGTTCATAGCGACAAATTAATTCAAAATCGTGCAAGGGAGGCGCTTGCTGGTGCAGATAATCACTACTCTATGCTCATTGCGGAAGCGTGGAACGTTGTTGAGGAGGCAAACCAAACTCAGGCATTGTCACACAAGACAGCCGCACTCAAACTAATTGCAGACATTCAGCAAAAGCAAATAGACATGTTGCAAAAGGCTGGGCTCATTGAAAATAATGAAATTGCAGATCAGATTATAGAGACTGAAAGAAAACAAGAGATACTTGTCGGCATACTAAAAGAAGTGATTGCCGACTGCACTAGTTGCAGAAAAGAAGTTTCTAAGAGGCTTAGTGAGGTTACAGGAAAGGCTGAGGGCTACTAGTGTTTGATGATTTTTTACAAGCACTTGATGGTGATGAGTTTGATGAGATTCCAGTATCCATAGAAGAGTTTACTACTAGCGATAGATATCTCAGCCTACCGCCTCTTTCAGAATATCAATATCAGTGCATAAAAGCCATGACACAGATCTATAAGAAAGATACTCTGACCACGGTTTTTGGGGAAGACGATGGCCTAAAAAGATACAAGCAAACTTGCAATGAGGTAATTCTGCAACTTGGTAAGGGTTCTGGCAAAGATTATATGTCAACTGTTGCCGTGGCCTATTTGGTATACCTACTGCTATGCCTTAAAGATCCTGCTAAATATTATGGCAAGCCACCTGGCGACGCTATCGATATTATTAATATTGCTATCAATGCTGATCAGGCTAAGAATGTTTTCTTCAAAGGCTTTCGCAAGCGCATCGAAGACTCTCCTTGGTTTCAGGGGAAATATAGCGTTACTGCACAGGCTGTAGCATTTGATAAGTCAGTAACCTGTCACTCTGGACACTCCGAAAGAGAATCTTGGGAAGGCTACAACGTAATTTGTGTAATTCTTGACGAGATCTCTGGTTTTAGTATGGAGTCTACAACTGGTAACGATCAGTCCAAAACTGCACAAGCAATTTATGATATGTATAGGGCCTCAGTGGATTCTAGATTCCCAGATTATGGAAAAGTTATACTACTCTCATTTCCAAGATTTAAGGGAGATTTTATTCAGCAAAGATACGACTCTGTTATAGCCGACAAAGATGTCATAGTCAGAGAGCACGAATTTAAGATTGATGATGAACTGGACGATTCGATACAAGAAAACAAATTTACAATTCAGTGGGAAGAAGAAGTTATTAATGCCTATAGATTTCCAAGGATGTTTGCATTAAAAAGACCTACATGGGAGGTCAATCCAACTAGAACAATTGATGATTTCAAAAGATCATTCTTTACAAATCCTGTAGATGCTCTATCTCGTTTTGCCTGTATGCCGCCAGAGTCAGTAGATGCTTTCTTCAAATCTAGAGATAAGATAGAAACATGCTTTAATCAGACTTACAACGGCGTAGATGAATTCGGACGGTTCTACGATTTCTTCAAGCCGCAGGAAGACAAGGAGTATTTCATCCATGTTGACCTTGCACAAAAGCATGACCACTGTGCTGTCGCTATGGCACACATCGACAGATGGGTGCATATCAAATCATTCTTAAACCACGAAGTTGTTAGCCCAGTTGCTATGGTAGATTGTGTTAGATGGTGGACACCAACCTCAGACAAATCAGTAGACTTCTCAGAAGTTAAGCAATTCATAGTCGATCTTAGAAGTCGTGGATTTAATATCAAAAAGGCTACATTCGATAGATGGCAGTCTCATGATATCCAGTCTGAACTCAGAATGATTGGAGTCAATACAGAGACTCTTTCCGTTGGGAAGAAGCACTATGATGACATGGCAATGCTTGTAGGAGAAGAAAGAATTGTCGGCCCCAGAATACCACTATTGATAGACGAACTCTTGCAACTAAGAATTATTCGTGATAAGGTTGACCATCCAAGAAAAGGTTCTAAAGACCTCTCTGATGCTGTATGTGGTGCTCTTTATAATTCAATTATTGGCACTAAGAGAGAAGCCAAAGAAGTAGAGATAGAAGTTCACACATATAAGCAACTAATTAGAGATAAAAGGATTGAGCAGGCAAATGCCCCTAATCCTGAAAATATT